AATGCGCCTGTTCCATAATCATTAAAAGATGGTGGTACCATCCCATTTGCAATGTACGTGGAGTTATCTAATAAGTTTGCTCTGTTAACCTTAATTCCATATCCAGTTTCAGATACTTCTAAACTAAGGCCCCAATTATTTATAGAGTTTAAAGTGTCATAAAGAAGAACATCATTTATGTAAAGCTTATAAATTGAATTAATTTTTTGTTGCGTAGGAAGGACATCAGATCCAGATCCATAAACTAACTCTACATGATCATATAAATAAAATGATTGTCCTGTATAGTTTTCAATTTTTTTACGTGCATAATTTTCTGCAGCCTGTAGTTCTTTATAGGACTTGTAAGATGGGTCAGATGGATCAGAACTTATTCCAAGGTCTTGATACATCTGAGATAGATCCGTATACGGAGTAACAATAGAAACATCTTGACTTTTAGAAACAAGAGATCCCGATATAGCATAATTCCACTCTAGCTTTAAAACTCTATTTCTTGCAGTTAAGCTTAAAGGAATATAGGCATTGTATAATCCAACATTTGTTTCGTCTTTAACGGATGTTAAAGTTGTTAAAATTGTAGAAGGACTTATTGATGGAACAATTGAAGGGTCTTCTGTAATATCATAAACTTTTACAGTTGGGAGAGAATCTGAATCTGTAACCTCTCCTTGCCAAAATATCTGATGAGACACTGGTGAGTTGGTACCTATTAATACTTCGGACATTGATCCACTCCTCCTTATTGCTTTTAGCTATAAAACTCTTGAACTTCTCTTGGGGTTGCAACTCTAAATCCTTCTGAATCTACGTCAAAAATCTTTTGAGCTTTTTCTTCAGGTAGTGCTACAAAAGGGTGTTCTTTTGTAAATGTTTGTCCTTGAATGTCGTATCTGAAATTGTCTCTGGTCATTCTTACCAGAACAGTTCCATCCGCCTGCTCTTTCTTTGGATCAAACTTTGGCAATACTTCAATCTTATCTTCTTCTGATACGTCTTTAATTGTCTGTAATGTTTTTTGATAAACAGACCAAGTTACGCCTTCTTCTGATAGTGCTGCTATTACGTCTGCTTTATTTTTTAAGGTTCCTGTTTCTACGCCAAAATCTTCGGCTAGCTTTTTTAGTTCGGTTACCTTTAATGTGTCAAATGACATATTGTCTCCTTTGTTTAGGTATTTAATTATATCATTGTTAAATTCAAATGAAAAGCCCCCATAAATAAATATGGGGGCTTTTCAAGCCTATTTCCTAATTAGGAAGCGACTTTAACGTTCTTTACAACTACCCATGCATCAGCTTGTTCAATTTGAACGCCAACACGAGTAAACATTGTGTATTCGATAGAGTCCTTCTTTGGCCAGAAGAAGCGATATACAGTTACGTCACGCTTGATACCAATAACTACGTTATTTGGGAATGTCAAGTGTACGTCTCCGTGATCGCCAGTCTCACCAGAGTAGTCACCGTCTTGTGCCTCTTTTAGAAGAGGAACTTCAACGATTGGAATACCGAATGCGAATGGTGCAACGAATCCAGCTGGACCACCAAGACCTGGTTGGTCTCCACGGATAATGCTTGAAGCGATATCCTGTGGGTTTACGTTCTGGATGTTTTGTGATGTTGAATACAAGTAGTCTTGAATCAAGTTCGATCCTGATAGGAATCGAAGATCCTGACGACGTTGCTTGTACTTACGTGGAAGTGCCTTCAACGCTGAGTTGAATACTGCACGAGAAATATTAGCACCTGCTGCGTCAACTACGTGACCGCCAGCCTTTGCCTTCTTTACAACACCGTCAAATGACTTGTACAGGTTGTCTGAAGATAAAGATACGTTTCCGTTAAGAACTACATCTTCAATATCATTACCTGCCTGTGTTGCCATCAAACGTGCAATGTGATCTTCTAGATCTGCACCCTCGATGTTGTCTTCTAGTGCTTCAGTTGAAAGCTCCCAGTCTAGGCGAAGCTTCTTTGTTGTTAGAGAAATCTTTGAGAAAGTCACTGCACTGTTTGTGCCTGTGTTTTCACCTTCTGAAGCAAGCTTCATTAGTTTCTCTCCGACTGACATACGGTCAATCTCTGTTGTATCGGCCTTCATTCGGACTGTACGGGCGACCTTACCAATTACGGTTGCGTCGAACATATAATCTAGAAAGCGGGCTGATTGTTCTGGGTTTAGTAGACCACCGTTTCCGTTTTCGGAAGCTCGGTGTACTCCTGTACCACCTGTTGAGGAGCCGAAGCCTGTTGATACTGTTGTACCTGCTTCTGCTGCCTTTTCTAATAGTTCATTACTCATTTATTTCACCTACCTTATTTGATTAATTCTTGTACGGAACCGAGGAAAGAACCGTTCCATTTAGATTTGGATTTTTGTAAAACTTCCTGAGACCCGCCAAGGTCACTGGACTTCTTAATTGCAGTGTCTGATTCTACTGCGTCTACACGCTTCTCAACTGTGTTGATTATCGTGTTAATTTCTGCAACTGCTTTTGATAGCGCTGCATTTTGTTCTGCCAATTCTGTAATCTTAGCTTCTACAGTTTTTGAAAAAGATTCTACTGAATCTTTAATTGCTGAAACCTCAGCAGATTTTTGTTCTGCTGACTTTGCTACAGTTTCTGAGAAAAAGTCTTTAATTTCGCCAAGCATCTTTGCAAAATCAGGTTCATCAACCTCAACTTCTGATACGTCGGCTGCTTTTTCCAGAGTTTCGGCAGGAGCGTCTGCTGCTGCTTCTGCTGCTTCTACAGCTGGAGCTTCAGCCACTGGTGTTTCTTCTACTGCTACAGGAGTTTCTTCAACTGCTGCAACTGTTTCTGTGTTTTCTGACACTTCATTACCTCCTTCTGCGTTTGCCTGTTTTGCAATTGTTTGTGTTTCAGGCAACGACACTCTTGATTGCTTGTACGCATCAAGAATTTTATCTATCTCTTTTGCTTTATTTACATCATTACTTTCTACCCAACCTATTAATTCTGCTGGTTTATTTGTAACTGGTGATACATAAGTTTTGTCTGTTGAGATAAAAACAGAATCACTTTCTGCACAATAAAAAATATTTTCCATTTTAACATCTGCTGCTATTCCTTTAAAAACTAACTGTCCGTTAACTTTTGAAATAGACAAAATGTTACATAGTTCGTTTGCTGGAGAGTCAACAATTGAAAGCTCTATTAAATCATAGTCTTTAATAAATCTAACTGATTGACCTGTTGACTTATTAACCTCATTGTCAGACTCGTTAATCTTTCCGCCGATTGAAAATCCTGAAAGAGTTCCGTCTAAAACCTTTTCCCATGTATCTTGTGCACCCTTTGAAATATATGCATCAACATACACTCCGCTATAAAAAGATTTTGTAGTTGGGTCATAAAATGTTTCTGGTTTAAAAGAAACAACTTTTCCAACCGCAAGAGGTGTGTGCATTTCACGTAGGTTGCCACGGAAATTTTCAAAAGCTTTCATGCTTGCTTCTGCTGTTACAACGTCGCCAGTTTGATCAACATTATCTAGTGTTGCAAAACCAGAAACAGTTCTTTTCTCACGGTTAACCTTCGTAAAAGGAACTGAGAGATGAATGCTTTCGCCATTGGCAGACCAATAGGATTTTTCTATATTCATATGCTTAATTTTATACCGTTATACTATATAACGCAAATAAGTAGTTGAGCAGATATTATTCTGCTGACCGCCCATCGCCTTTAGCATTACGGCCCTCCCCAGATTTATCAGGGGAATTTGCAGATCGCTCAGAATCTCGGGCTCTGGTTTTTCCAGCCTGTGCAGCCTGTTCTGCTGCGGCGTCAGCCTTTAAATCAACGACTTCGTCTCCCCCATCAATTGGAATCATACCCTTTCTAATTCTAACCTCATTAGGAGTAATTACCTGCATACGCAAATACCTTTCATCAATTTTTGACTGAGTATCTTCATCGGTAAGGGTAAGCTCATTAAATTTAATTAATAAAGCATCTGTTTTTTCTTCAATAATCTTATTTAATTTCTTTGCCAAATTATTTTGTGCTGGACCACAAACTTGCTCTCTAAATGTTTTATCAGCATCTCTAGCTACCGCAAGGTTTACACCCGCTGGAGTTCCAACTTTATTTATAGGCACTCTATGAGCAAGCAATATTTCGTCTCTATTTGAAAGCCTATACGTGTTAAATGAACCCTCTTGTGTGCCAGCCTCAATTGGCTCCATTTTAAATTCAACCTTTGAATCTGGAGAATCTGGTGGTAGAGGAATGTATAAAGATCTATGGTTTTTGCCCTTAAGGCCAACCTGGAAAAACTCAAGCAATTTTCTTTCAGAATCTGTAGAAAGTTTTGCACCCTTAACAGTAATAATATATCTTGGAACTGCCTTGTTTTCAAAATAATCAAGGTTATACTTACCAGCAAATTCGTTTCCTGCCATTGCATTTTGTGCAGCAATAATATCTGGAATTCCATAATAATTATTTGTAGGTGTATATTTCTTTAGATGAATAACTTCATTAGGCCTATCTTCAGCACCAGCAATTGGATTCTCTGTTGATAGGTCTCCAAAATTTCTGAAATATACAGCCTTGCCATATAGCAATTGAATAAAGCCATCACGTAGTCTACGAACTCTCATAGTTTTTGCTGGGATATGTCCAATATATCCAATGTTTCCAGCAACAGTTCTTCCGATTTCAATATATCCATTACCAGTTGCTTCTAAATCTACATAAGCCTTTACTAGCGTTTCAGTAAATGTTTCTTCTTCATTTACAGACTCTAGCCATTGCTCTAGGTCTCTTTTAATTCTATTAATTTTATTTCTTGCTCTTTCAAGCTGCTTAGGATCATCAATTTCATCTAGCGCATCTTTTGTTTTTCCTGTTTCCTCAAAAGAATAACCAAGGCCAACGATGTTTGAAACCTTAGCGTTTATCGCTGCATAATTGTATGGAGAGATTTCATAAATTTTTGAAAGATATTCTAAATTATAAGGTGGTTCAATTAAATCAAACATTGCATAGCCAGTAATTGCTTGGGCTAACAAGTTTTGCTGTGTTGCAGTTCCGTCTATACCAACAAATCTTTTTTGAAGATCTCTTCCCATTTTTCTACGAAAAGAGGAGCCTAGTCCATTTATTTTTCGTAATTCTTCTCCGTCTACCTTAAATGGGTCTGTTTCTGTAGATGCACTTGGCGCATTAAATTTCATCCAGTCTGCTACATTAGATATATTAATAGAATCTTGCATTTCATTATCGTCTTCAATAAATTCCATTATTTATTTCCCCCATTTTTTAAGGCTTTCATTTCATCCTTATAGTTTCCAATATCCAAAGGATCTGGAACTAGTCCCCAATCAAGTCTTTGTTTTTGGTGTTCAAATTCTTCGTCGTCAATTTTTCTTCTTGCTGAAAGAAATTTAGGCCCGCCCTCATATATGCCGTATGAGCGAACTTCTCTAGCCAAAGCATCGATTCTGGATCTATTGTTTTTTTTGGACGTGACCGAAAGAAAATTCCCATCATCATCTCCAATCCATCTGCCATCAGGCATTTCCCACACATATACTCCAAGTGTTGATTCTTCTAAAGCACCTTGGAACGTTGACTTAATATCCATAGATTAAATGATACCATTCTTTAATACATAAGTCTACATTTTGTCATCAAAATGTTCAAATTATACGCTTTGGATAACCACCCAGTCATTGTTATAGTATTTTAGCTCACTATCTGTCAGGGTTACGACTGGCTCTGTTAAGCTAGACTGAGGTTGCCCAGTATACAAGGTAAAGTGGGTGTCACAAATACTGCCAGTAATTTCTTTTTGGTATATTGCTATATTTTTATATAAGTTCTGTCCGCCACCAACATTTAGGTCTATGGCCCCTGTAATTGGTGATGTAAAAACAACCACTATGTGGTGTGGCTGCTCTGGGATTAAATATGATGATATATTTGATTGGGTTGAAATATCTACGTTATTGATGTATATCTTGCTTATATTACTTTTTGTTATTGCTCCGCTATTATTCCATGATAATCCATTTACCAACCCATTTCCGATAGTTGCGGTAGGAGTGTAAATCATTTCTATTGATTTTATATCTGATAGGGTGTTTATTGTAAATTTGTCTGATAAGGGCCTAATTCCATTCATATAATTTCTTGACAATACTGGGTACCTGATTGAAGATAAATTATAATCAGAGGTTGAAGTAATTTTGTCTCCGTAGTTGTCTGCGTATAAAGTTCTATCTGAATAAAAACTTAGGCAAAAAAATGATAGCCTAGGCTTATATTTTGCAACATCTGTTGTTGTCATTGTAATTTCAAGATACAGTTTATATTCTGAAGAAAATGATCCAATTTTATACTGAGGTACTGGGCTACCATTAGTACAGACCTGCCAGTTAATGCCATCTACGCTTGAACGAACAGATATATTTTCTGAATCTCTCCATTCAATTTTAGAAGTGGATATGCCCAAGCTATTTGGAATCAATATTTCGTCTTGATATACAAATGTTTGTGCTCCAGATAAATCAGAATAAAAAGAAACGTCCCTAGATTCATTATCATAATAAGTGTTAGAAGATAAAATGTCTTCCCATTTTTTATTAATTGGATAAGAGTACTCATAGGTAGATTTTATATTTGCATCAGTACCAGAGAACAAAACTCCTTCGTCTGGAAATACAACTTGAATTGCTGGAGATGTGATATTACCATCTATATAATGTTTTTTTATAGCAGCATCTGTTAATGCATATCTATATATTGCTGGAGCATCAACTATAAAAGAATCCTGTGCAGTATTGCAAGGACCTATCGATGGCTCAAAATTTGTTGCAGAAAATTTAAAATTGGACAAAGATTTTGATGCAGCCTGAATACCATCTATATAAACTATAATAGATTTTGTTGTATAAACTGCAATCACGTATATTGATTTTTTAATATAGGGCAATGTGTACTCTACAGATTCGCTACCAGCTTTAAAAATAATATTACCTTTTTGCCAAAATATACCTGTCTCATTTGTTCCAAATATTTTTTGAGGGTCGTTAGAAGATCCATAAAACATGGGGTAAATCCAGGCTTCAAGTGTAAAATCATTATCGTTTGTATATTTAGTTGCTAGACCTTCTGTTGCTGTAACAGCATAATAGTTTTTAGTTACTGGAAGAGATATAGAAGAAGAGTTTGTGATTAAAGTTCCTCTTGTGCCACCAGAAACTAGAGGCAATATATTATAGTTAAAGGTTCCAGAGTAAGTTCCGTTATTTGAGCATCCTGAAAAATCATATGCTGTAGTTCCGCTACTCTCGTCAAGTCTCCAAAATCCTATTGGATTTTCTTGCATAATTTTTGACTGGTAGCTCATTTACTTTAGCCCTTATCGTCAGAAATTGATACTGGAGGGTTTTTATAGAAAAATAGTGGAACACAATATTTTTTACCAGATGTAACAACTTTTGCCTGATGAATATAATCTGGAGTAGAAGGGAAAAATATTAAACATCCAGATTCTGGTTTAATTGTAATATTATGTTGAGGAAACGCTAATTCTCCACCTTCATAGTCATCATTAATATAAATAACAGCAGATAATATTGTTTGATTATCGTCTCCTGGGAAATCATCAAAATGTGGCCCCATGTCTGAGCCAGTGTTGTATTCTTTAATTTCAAAGGTGCTAGGAAGA